CGCAAAAGTTTTTGCAGTCGCATGTCCGGTATGAAAAAGAAACTAACCAGCGCCAAGACGGCGCGAGATCCTAATAGTCGGATCAACAAAGCATTACGCAAATGGGATTGTTAGAAAGGAAGAACGATGAGCCTCTATGCAAACATGAATAAGCGTAAAAAAGCTGGCACCAGCCGGTCAAAAAAAGACAGCACAGTCGATCCAAAAACCTATAGCAAAATGAGCCGCAAGGTTGGTGGCTTTGCGGAAAAGAAAAAGAAAGCTTAATTGGGGAGTAAATGGGGAGTAAACCAGAGCGTATAACAGCGTATAGACCGTGTTTTATGTGGCGCAAAACCTAAGAAAATAGCCCCCAACACCCCTAAATATCGCCCTGTCACGCCGGAGGCCGCGGGTTCGAGTCCCGTCACTCCCGCCATACTTTTCTTAAACAATATCAGTATATTAATAGCCCTCGGCCTTAACTGGCCGGGGGCTTTTTTTGCGTTTGGGGAGTAATTTGGGGAGTAATTTGTTGCATTGCTTGACACAATGTGTCATAACTGATTCGTAAGGTATCAAACAAGGGAGCATAAAATGACTTATAAAGCTTATCATCACGGCGCAAAAACAAAGGCCAAGAAAGTTGGAAACCATTGGTTAGTCGGCGGTGACTACGACACCAACAACGCTCTCATTATGTTGCCTTGCAAAGACAACTGGTCTGGCTGGGGTTGGTATCAGTTGCGCGGTGCGGTTCTGAAGTTTCAAGACAACGCTGTTGAAGAAGAAATTGCAGCAACTGTTGATGAATGGGTGGCGGCTTAACAGCCGCCCGGAAGGGAGCATGACATGCCTAAGAAAGTAGTTACAAGGACAGCAGTTTTTGAACGCAGTGACAGGCCCGGCAGATGGACATATGACCGTGGGCCGATTGGTGGCGGCAAGAAAGAATTTTTCAAATCTAAAGATGAGGCCACCATCGCAATGGTTGAGGCCGTCAACAATTTTAATAACGGCACAATCGTTGCCCCGGTCAAGCCAACCAGTGTGCGATCAGCCGCTGACAAATTTATCAATGAACAAAAGGGCCGGGCTACGGCAAAGAAGATAAGCAAAGCTCACAAAGATGAGATCAAGCGAGGTGTGGAGTTTTGTTTAAACATCCGCATCGATGGGTTTGCATTGGCAAAGCACAACATATCTGACCTGATGCAAACAGCGACTAGGGGGCCAGTTGGGCTTGCTATTATCTCTGGCATAGAAGCTGAACAAAAATCTAAAGCAACCGCCGAGAAGCGCGTCAAGGCTGTTAAGATGCTATTCAATTATGCTGTGACGCAAGGTTGGGGTCAGGTCAATCCGCTAGACAAAATGTCACTCAGCCTAGACGCTGATTTTACTGATGACCGCGCTCCACGCATCCAGCCAGAGATCATTCAAGATCTAATCAAATTTGGTTTTGGCCACAACAGTGGTGAGAGCTTACTGGTCAAAGCAATGGTGCTTACTGCCATAGCGTCTGGCATGCGACAAGGTGAACTGCGCGCACTGCCTTGGAGCAATGTCAACTTTGATGAATGCACAATCAAAATTGATCGTGCCATAAAGCATCAATGCAAAGGTGTGGGCAAAACAAAAACCAAGCGCGGCAATCGTACTGTGCCAATCCCGGCAGAGGTCATAGCTGTTCTGCGTCAGCTTAAAGTGTCATCCAAATATTCAGCCGCTGACGATTTTGTTTTTGCAAACAATGCTGGTGGTTTCCAGACCAAGAAAACTTTCCCTAAAATTATGGATCGTATCTGTGATCGTGCCGGTGTGCCGGTGATGTTGTGGGGTGACTTTAGACATTTCTTTGCCAGCGTCCAGATCAGCTCACTGGGTGAGGATTGGGGTGAGGTGGCTGCACTGATGGGTCATGCCAACAGCGCGTTTACTTACCGCCAGTATGGCCATTATGTGAAGAACGCGGAAAAGCAAAAGCAAGTGACTAGCGCGACAGCCGCTGCCATGGGCATATAAAAAAGGGGGCGCTTGCCCCCCTCTCTACAATCCAAGCAGCCTACGCCACCACGGCTTTGCTGCTTTTTTCTTTGCAGCCCACGCGGCTTTGATCTTTTTTGAATGTTCAGCGCGCTGCTTCTTCGTCCATTTTCTGCCCATGATCAGCTCCCTTCATGCTACGAATGCGATCAATCTCTTCGGCGGGTATCCACCACTTGCGGCCATCCCTGACGCTAGCCAATGTGCCTTTCTTTAACAGGCGATAGGTTGCATCCCGCGTACCCGGTGTCCACCGTCCGAACAGCGCAGTGGCTGCATCGCGAACAGCAAGCAGGGCCGGGCCGGGATGCCTATCCATTGCCAAAGCTCCCACCAAAGCCACCACCTGACGGTGCAGCCGGTGCAGCATCATTGTCTTGCGGCTCTTCATATGGCTTGTTGGCAAAAATATTTACAGACCCAAGATCCTTGTCGTTGTTGTAATCATCATCGACACGCTGCTTAAATTTCACATTGAAGGTCAGATCATGCTTGATCACCAGATCGCGGATCTGATCACAAGCTTGCAGCTTATCTGAATCAAACTTGTCTGCTTTTTTCGGGTTAACCCAGCAAGCCAGCTTTAGCTTTGCGGGTTCCCCGGCCTGACCCCGGATACACTCCATCTGAGTGTTATTGTTTGTGAATGTTGGTTTGTTACTCATTTGAAGCTCTCCAATTTTTTATGGTATTCAATGCCCACAGTGTTGTAGATCTCAGGCGCTGCGGTTTCTGCCTGTTTAATAATTTCGGTGTTATCTGTATCCCACTTTTGAAGCTGCGCTTTGTTAGCGGTTTTGATTATTGACAACGATTGATCAGCCCAGCCTTTCCAATCAAAGTTTGCTTCACCATCGTCATCATCATCGTCATCAAGCTCAGCAATCCCGGCGGCAAGGCCAAGGATGCCTTGCAGCAAATACCTACGGCCATAGCTCATGGCGCTGCCAAGCTTCTGGCAATGTGTCATGTCATCAACAATGAGGGGCCAAGCCAGATCAGGTGATGACCAGCTTACGCCGCTGCTATGCACAATGACCGGCGATATAAAATATTCATTGTTTTCTGTGCGGCGTACCGGGAATGAAATGCCAAGACCGTGATCAACCGCTGCTTTTTTAACCAGCGTCATCATCGAACCGATTGATGCGTATTGTGAGCGGTTACCCCGCTTGTCCAGCGTCATGGCGCTGTTATTTGCTTGGAATGCAACCAGTGCCGTTGCGATGGCTTCTGGCATTTGCGTCATCGGCTCATCTCCATCATGCCAAGCATGGTCAAGAGATAGATTGCAGCCGTTCTGCCTGACTTGGTTTGCCGCGTGGCCTCAGTCTTAAAGATTAGATTGAGCTGTTCCAACTTGACGCGCGCCGGGCGATAGCTGTTGCCGGTCATGCCAGTGGCAGCACAGCCCTCTTCATCGGTCAGGCCGCGCTTGTCATGGCGCTGCAACGCCTCAAGAACCTTCACCATATTCTTCCCAAACTTGGGCTTGATCTTGGCGGCTGACGCTGCACTGGTGGGGCTGTGAGCCTGATGCGGCGGCTCAATATCAAACAGATCTTGTATCATCATCATCACTTTCTTTTAGGGTTGCGTTGATTGCGTTGAGCAAGACACCACGCGCAATGGCATCGTTTTGCATTTGCTCAAGAATGTGCCGGATGCGGCGTAGTTCGATTTCTGATTCGGTTAGTCTTTTGCGTGTGAAAATTTCAAACATTACGATCTCCAAATCTTTTGAGCGCGTTCTATGAGTTCTGGTGGTAGATCTTTCCACACAAACATGTGATCCCACTGAGCATCACAAAGCTTCAACAGCTCTTCAGTGGTGTTGGCGGTGGCAAGCAGGCGTTCACGCCGCATGCATGCCTCCCTGATGGCGGCAACCCCGGCATGCAATTGATCCAGCGTTGGCTTGAACACGCGATAGCCAAGCCTGTTTGCGTACACGATTTGCGGCCAGATATCGGTGATGTGCCAATAGCCAGCGATCTGCATCAAATTGTTAAATGGTATTTCTTTTGGAAGGCTCCCGGCTGATGGCTTGTCTGTGCCAGCGCCCCGATCCCATTTGGTCTTCAGCTCCACGCCGCCTTCTTGGAAATCGCCGTAACCTTTATAGGGTAGCTGCACATCGTCAAACTTGCCGGTCAGCTCTTTTTGCCCGGTAATGCGGTTCGCACCACTAAACGCTTCGCGCAAGCCATCTAATGCATTGCTGCAAACCAGCTCAAACTCATGGTGCGTTGGTATAATATCTTTTTTGGGGATAGATCCATCAGCGCCATAGCGAACTGTGGTCTTGTGTTCCAGCTCACGCTTGTCTTTGTCAGCGTCACGCCATGAAGCGCCATGAAATCCTTGCAGCTCATTGATGGCGTTTTTAAAGGCATCAGTCGGGCTTAGATCGTTGACAGCTACATCTGTGCAATAGTTCTCGACAGCCCTGCCAGAGATCAATGGCGGTTTATCGCCTGACTGCGTTCTGCCCCGGCTGTCTTTATAAACGCCATGCATGTCGAGGATGCGTTGTGCTTCAGCCTTATCGCCCTTGGCCTCACCAGCAATGACTGCCTTGGCATTCTCGCGCTCTGGTCTGACAACAGCTTTGTCATAGAACGTAAAGCCGTCAGGCTTGTTTGGCTGGCTGTGATGATAGTAACTGTGCCGTGCTGCTTGCTCGACAAAGTCTTGTTTCTGTGGCTTAGAAAAGTTTTTAAATGACAAAGAACCGCTCCCAAAGTTGAGAACGGTTCTATCAGGTCATGACATACAGTGTCAAGCGTTATGCTTATGGCGTATTATTCTACGATTTTTAAGTCTTCTGATTTAACAACATTGCGTTCAGCCATTTTGACTTGATAGATTTTTTCGTATTGCAATATGCGTTGTTCTGATTGAGGTTGAACTAGCTTGTCATAATGTTTTTTGATGAACGGCGATTCATGCTCAACCATAACAATGTTTTGAAGATTTCGGTTTTGAAGGAACCAGATAACAGGGGCTGCCCACAAAATATCAAGATCGGTTAATATTTTATTCTCTTCATGCACACCAACGACATCTGTGAGCGTGAACAAAGCGTTGTGATGCTGTGGCCACAAAACGCCAGACAGAATGACACCTTCTCTGGTCATTACATATGACATTTGCATAATCGCATTCTGATCAATTTTGTTTGAAGACACTGATTTTATGTCGATCAGCGTCAATGAGCTGTGAAAATGCCGCCAAGGGCCAACGCTGTTTTGCTCAGTATCCCAATAAATTGCTGCAAAATGCTCTTCGTAATTGCCGTGTACCAGAACACCTTTTTTCCAAAATCGGTTGCACTGGGTCAAAAAGCGGTTTGCAATTTTCATGTTCCCTGTTGCTGGATCGGTTACCCACGCGCCCAAAATTGGTATCGGTGGGCTTGTATAAGCGATCTCATGCGGTTTGCATTTTAGAATGCGCGCATAGTCATCAACATCTTGCAATGTCATTGAAATTTTGGAGTGAATGTGGCGCGACACAGTTTCTGGTGTCACGCCTTTCTCTTCAGCAACAGCCTTCTTTGACATACCAGCGAGACTGATCATTTCATCTAAGTTATTTGC